AGAGAAAGAAAGAAAGAGAGGAGGAGATAGGGAAATCTTACAAAATTAGAAGAATATGGTTGGGAATTAGAAGAAGATATTGAAGAATTAAGCAAGGATGTTGCTGTAGTTAAAAAAGAAAATGAATTACAAGATATTTTAATTGAAGAAGTAAAAGCATCAACAAGTAACCCTCTTGGTGGATAATGAAATTATCAGATAATACTAGCGTAAGCATGCCTATGAGAAATCTTCTCAGTATACTCGCCGCTGTTGGGATCGGAGTGTATAGTTATTTTGGGATTATTGAACGCCTCAATAATATTGAGACAAATGGAAAATTAATGATTTCCGATGTTGATAAAAACACAGAGTTTAGAATTAAATGGCCTCGTGGAGAAATGGGGTCGCTTCCGGCAGATGCCCAACAAGATATGTTAATTGAATTTATGGCAACTCAAATTGAAGCTATGCAAGAAGAAATGGAAGGCATGATGAGTAATACCGTAAATATAAAAAGAGCACAGCAAGATATTGAAAAATTAATTATAGATACGGAGAAACTCGAAGACAAAGTGAGGCAAAATGGAAGTCATTAGCGTGATACTTATGTTCGTTTTCGGAAACATGAATGACCAAAATACTCAAATGACACAGTATATTCCTATGAAGTCATTATCTTCTTGTATGAAAGAAGTACGATTACTTAAAAAGAAGAATACAGGATATGACAAGGATGCTTTTTGTGGGCCGGGTATTGTACATATAGAAGATGGTGAAGTTATAGCTTTGTATAATGAAATACCAGAAGGTGCTACAATGGTTAAAAAAGATATAAGTAAAGAAGCATTTCAAAAATGGACTTTAAAAGCCAAAGAAAAATGGAATAAGGATAAAAGTGATTAAAATATGGTTTATGTTAGTATTAATATCTATGCCAAACGCACCTTCAGTTAAATATAATGGATTTATATATCCAGATGAAGAAGCGTGCCAAGTAGCAAGATATGAATTACAAGAAACATATAATAATAAATCTACAAAATATAAATCAGTAACAATAATAGATTCATATTGTGTAGAATTTGAAAGTTTTCCTATATTAGGATTAAATAAAACAGGAACAGGAGTATAAAAAAATGGCATCAACGTATACAACAAGATTGCGTTTAGAAAAACAAGGAACAGGTGAAAATGCAAACACTTGGGGTGACAAAACAAATGATACTTTTGATCTTATTGATGAAGCTATTTATGGTTATGCTGCTAAAAGTGTTGCAGGATCTTCCAACGTTACCTTAACAAATAGTAACGCTACAGCAGATGAATCAAGACAAAGTGTATTAGAATTTACTGGAACTTTAACTGGAAATATTAATGTTTTATTACCAACAACAGAATCAAGATATGTTGTATTTAATAATACGGCAGGTAGTTATACTTTGACTGTAGCAACTACAGGAAACACAGGAACTGGAACTGCTGTTGTTCAAGGTTCTCATGCATTAATGTATAGTAATGGCACATTTGTAAAAGATGTATTTGCAACTGGTGTTAACAATTTAGTTTGTAAAGGAACTCTTAACGTAGCTGGTGCAGTAGAATTAGATGGTGGTAATGTAACTATTAATGAATCTTCTGCTAGTGTAGATTTTAGAGTAGAAACAAATGGACAAACTCACGCTTTGTTTGTTGATGGATCAGCAGATAAAGTTGGTATACTTAATAGTAGTCCTTCTGTTGCTTTAGATGTTACTGGTGCAGTCACTGCTTCTGGAACTGTAACAGGTAATTTATTTAGTGGTAGTGGACAAGATGTAACAAAAGTTGTTCCTGCTGGTGGAATTATTATGGCAGGATTTGCAACTGAGCCAACTAAATCAGATGGTTCTACAAAAAGATATTTATTATGTAATGGACAAGCTGTAAGTCGTTCAACTTACTCAGCATTATTTTCTGCTGTTAGCACAACTTTTGGTGCTGGTGATGGATCGTCTACATTTAACGTACCAGACATGTTAGGTCGTATGCCAATAGGTGCTGGAGCAGGTTCTGGATTAACGTCAAGAACTCTTGGTGCAAAAGTTGGTGCAGAAAACTTAGCAAGTGGTAGTAACGTAGCTTCTGGTAGTAATTACAGTTATGCAATTACAAACCCTGCTACAGGAGTAAACTTCTTTATTGCAACAGAAAAATAATTATGCCAATTAACAAAATTCAATTTCAACCGGGTTTTGATAAACAAAACACTGAGATAACATCTAAGGGTAAATGGATTGATGGAGACAAAGTTCGTTTTCGATATGGTTTTCCAGAAAAAATAGGTGGTTGGGAAAAAGTTTCAACAACTACTTTTATTGGAGTAGCAAGAGCACAATTAGCTTGGAACTCATTAGATGGAACTGCATATGATGCTTTTGGAACTAATAAGAAATTATACATTTATAATGAAGGTAATTTTTTTGATGCTACGCCAACTCGTTCATCTGCTGATATAACAAGTGTTTTTACCACATCAAGTGGTTCATCAATATTTACTGTAACTCATTCTTCGCATGGTGCTTCAGAAGGTGATTATGTTACTATATCAAGTACAAGTGCAAGTATAGGTGGAGTTTCTGCTTCAACTGTTGATGGAGAATATGAAATAGCATCTGTTCCAACTACTTCAACTTACACTATAGATGTAGGAACAAATGCATCTTCAACAGTTTCAACTACAGGAAACTGTTCTGTAGAATATGAAATTACGTCAGGAAGAGATAAAGCCTTATCTGGTTATGGATGGGGTGTTGGAAAATGGGATGTAAGCACATGGGATACACCAAGAGCAACTTCTAGTGTAACAATTGCTTTAAGAAACTGGGCTTTAGATAACTGGGGAGAAGATTTAATTGCACTTGATATTGATGGTGGAATTTATGTTTGGGATACATCTGGAGGTGTATTAACTGCTTCTAACATAGCTGCAGCAATAACTAATGCTCCTACAAAAACTAAATTTTCTTTAGTATCAAATCCAGATAGACATTTAATATGTTTTGGAACTGAAACAACTATTGGAACTACATCAACGCAAGATCCAATGTTTATAAGATGGTCAGATCAAGATGATTATAATTCTTGGACTGCTACAGCTACAAACACAGCAGGGTCACAACGTATAACTGATGGTAGTGAAATTGTTACTGCTGTTCGTACAAGAGGTCAAATACTTATACTAACAGATACATCAGCACATGGTATGTCATTTATTGGTGCACCATTTACTTTTGGTTTTCAACAATTAGGATCTAATTGTGGAGCAATAAGTCCAAATTGTGCTGTTGATGTAGGTGGAATTGTTTATTGGATGAGTAGTGATGCTTTTTATAGATTTGATGGTACTGTAAGAAAGATACCATGCACAGTAGAGGATTTTGTTTTTGATAATATAGAGCCTAAACAATATGAACAAGTTTTTGCAGGATCTAACTCTGCATTTGGTGAAATTTGGTGGCTATATTGCACCACAGCATCAAACCAAAATGACAAATATGTTATTTACAATTATCAAGAAAACTTATGGTATACTGGTAGTTTAGGTAGAAGTACATGGATAGACTCTGGTACTTATTCATTGCCTTATGCAACTGAATACGATGGTAGTGCAAATACAACTGTTTATGTACACGAAAATGGAACTGACGATGATGGTTCTACTTTAACATCTTATATTGAAAGTGGAGATTTTGATATAGGTGATGGTGATGAAATAATGTTTATTAAAAGAGGCATACAGGATTTTAAAGATCAAGTAGGTAATGTTAATATAAGTTTAAAATCAAGATATTATCCTAGTGATTCACAAACTACTAAAGGGCCTTTTTATTTATCTACTTCTACACAACGATTTAATCCTCGATCTAGAGGAAGACAAATTGCTGTTCGTGTAGAAAGTAATGGATATGATGCAGTTAACAACGATGCAACAGGAGAAAACTGGAGATTAGGTACTCTACGTTTTGAAGTTCAACCAGATGGAATGAGGTAATATGAAAAAAGGATATCACAGAACTAAAGATGGCAGAATTGCTAAAAAAGGTTTATATTATAATATAAATCAAGCTAAAAAAAAGGGAACAAGTAGACCGGGCAAAGGCACTGTTACTGATAAAGCATTAAAACAATCAGCTAAAACTGCTTTTAAAAAGAAAAAGAAAAAATGAGAAAAGTACACAAGAGCAAAACAGGTGGCTTAACTGCTGCTGGCAGAGCACATTTTAAAAGAACAGAAGGTGCTAATTTAAAACCTCCTGTAGCTAAAGGTAAAAACCCAAGAAGGGTTTCTTTTGCTGCACGATTTGCTGGTATGAAAGGCCCTATGAAAGATTCTAAAGGTCGACCAACTCGTAAAGCACTTGCACTTAAAAAATGGGGATTTGGATCTGTAGAAGCAGCTCGTAAATTCGCACAAAACAATAAAAAGAAATGAGTAAAATAACTAACGTAAGATTACCTTCACCATCTGTAGAATATAATGTTCAACAAATGAGTGAGTTAATTAGAGCAATTGAAACAGTTATATTAACTCTTAATACAAGTTATTCAGCAGAAGAAAACAAACTTGTTATGGAGAGAATGGTTTTTCTATTTGGAGATTAAATGGCAACAACAAATACATATACAAATGCAAAAGCTGTTTTAAGAGGTAATACAACTGTTTACACTGCTCCATCAGCAGGAACGTCTATTATAAAATCTATACGAGTTTCAAATATAGAAGAGTCAAACGATAGAGATATAACACTTACAGTTACAGATAGTTCTTCTGTAGTGTATTATTTAGAACTAAATAGAACTATACAAAAAGGAAGTTCACAAGAACTTTTAGCAGCAGGAAATATGAAAGTAGATTCAGCAGATTCTTCTGTTAGTTCTTCAACGCCCATAATATTAAAATCATCAGAGGTTTTAAAAGCAACAACAACAGGAAGTGATGTACATATCATAGTATCAGTATTGGAGATGACATAATGGCAGGAATAACAGACATAATAGGAAACATAAAAGGATTTTTTCAAAAGAGAATGCAACCTCAACCTATGGAAAGTGGAGATGATCCAGAATACAGTAGAATATTTAATTTCTATTGGGAAAAAGGATATGATGCAGAACAAATTGATGATATTATGGATGGTAAAGTAGACCCTAGTGAAATTGTTCCATCAAGACAAAAGATGGATTCAGAAGGAAATTTATATGTAGACCAAGAACCTTTTAGAGGTGCAAATGGAGGCATAGCATCAATACGAGACTTTACTGCTGGTGGTGGTGTTAGTGGGCCGGGTACTGGAGTATCTGATTCAATACCAGCAATGTTATCTGATGGTGAATTTGTAATGACAGCAGATGCCGTAAAAGGCTTTGGTGGAGGAAGTAGAAAACAAGGAGCACAAAAACTTTATGCAATGATGGAGAAAGCAGAGAAAAGTGCTAGAAATAAGAGACGTAGTTAAGAATGATTTTATAGATTTATTACATCTACTTTTAAAATTTAAAAAAGAATTTAATGATATTTATCCAACTGTTAGTATAAGAAAAGTTGGATTAGAAATAGAAGATCATTATAAAAAAGGATTTATTAAGAATGCTTACAAAGACAATAAGTTAGTAGGCAGTATAGGAGCAATGAAGAGTTCGTGGTGGTTTTCAGACGAACAATTTGTTTCAGAAACGTGGTTTTATGTTCTTCCAGAGCATAGAGACTACAAAACAGCAAGAAAATTACTACAAGAATTAATTAAATATTCAAACAACATGACAATACAAATACCTGTAAGTACAGGAAAAAATACAGCCTCACTATATAAGAGGATGGGTTTTAAAGAAATGGGAAATATATGGAGGTACAATTAAATGTGTTTCGGAAGTAAAGTCGTAGATACGACAACAAAACAAGAATTACCAGCGTGGTTAGAGGATGAGGCAAAGCGTATTACGCAGATGACTGCTGGCATTACTGATATGAATGCTCAGTATGTTCCTTATGGTGGCGAAAGATTAGCTGGTTTAACTACAGAACAACAAATGGCAAGACAAGGTGCTGTACAACAAGCACAAGCCTATAGACCAGACTTACAAGCGTCTAGAGCATTAACAACTATGGGTGCTCAACCCATTACTGCTGAGAATATTTCCCAATATCAAAACCCATACTCTCAAGCAGTTATGCAGACTACCCTAGATGAGTTAGAACGTAGACAACAAATAGCAGATCAAGGAATGGCAGATCGTGCTGTTAAATCTGGTGCTTATGGTGGTGCACGTTTTGGTGTGCAACAAGCAGAATCTGAACGTAATTTAAGAGATATACAAGCAAAAGCAGCGGCAGATATACAAGCAAAGTCTTATCAACAAGCATTAGCAGCAGCACAAGCAGACAAACAACGTCAAGGTCAAGCTGGTCAAGCATATGGAAATATTGCAGGACAAGAAATGCAACTTGGTGGTGCTGGTTTATCTGGTTTATACCAAGCAGGTCAATTAGGTCAAACTCAAGCACAAGCTGGTAGAGATATTGCTTATGAAGATTTCCAAAGACAACAACAATTCCCTTACGCACAAACACAATATGCAGCAGGAATTCTTGGTGGAATGCCACAGCCAATGACAACTTATTCACAACAACCTACAGCAGGTACAGGTCAACGACTATTAGGACTTGGTATAGCTGGTATTGGTGCTGCTGGTCAAGCAGGAATGTCTATGCCTAATTTCTTTAGTGATGTAAGATTAAAAGATAATGTAAAATTAGTAGGTAAGTCACCTTCTAATATTAACATCTACTCATTTAACTACAAAGGAAGCAAAGATAAATACGAAGGTGTACTAGCACAAGAAGTTCTTTGGGCATCTACTGAACACGATAATGGATACCTCATGGTTGACTATTCTAAATTAGATGTAGACTTTAGGAGGTTAAACTAATGAAAAAATTTAAAGGTGGATTATACGCAGACTTAGGAAATTATAAAACCAATTTACCTAATACAGAAATATTAAATAACTTTTTTGCTTCAAATCCTGTTGGATATAGAAGTGGTGGAATGGTTAAAGGTATATCTGGTGGTAATCCTACTGGTATGAAAGTTACTGGTGGTTTTTTAAATAGAGCACAAAAAATGCAAAGTGGTGGACAACCATTTGCGTTTCCAGAATTGTCTGCTTATTATCAACAAGATGGAAAAAAAGGAAAAAACATTCAAATGGAAGATGTTAAAGGATTTAACATTCCTACTCCTATGGATATTCTTTCTAATCAATATAATGATTATAATACAATCATGAAAGAAGTAGCAAGACTTCAATCTTTACGTCCAGATACATTAAATTTAGGAGGAACGTTTAGTATTCCTAGAAAACAATTTGAAAAACAAAGAAGTGAAGCATTAGAAATGCTAGCTAAAAAAGCTGAATCAGTTCAGGTTGGTCAAACAGGTAAGAGTATTATTGGAGATACAGAAGAAAGAGGTATGGAGTCGGATCGTGCTGATGTAATTGAAGATATTAGAGAAGCAAAATCAGCCTATAAAAACAAAAAAGAAACAGAAAAAACAGAAAAAACAGAAGAAACAGAAGATAAAGAACCAGAATTGTCTTCTACAGAAAAAGCAGAAAAATCTTTAGAAAAATCAAAAATAGGAAAAGTAGATAATACTACAACAAGTTTAGTTGAGAATGTTGATAAAACGCCTCTTGCTGAGTCTGATGAAATGATTAATAATTTAAATACAAAAGTAAATCAAGAAGTTAAAGATGCAGTTGATGGAATTAAATCAATTTCTTTTGAAGACAATGAAGCATTAAATAACATTGGTAAAGAACTTTATGGAAAAGATAAAGAAAAAGATGCACCAGCATGGGCTATGCCACTGATGATGGCTGGTCTGCAAATGGCTGCTTCTAATAATCCAGATATGCTTGGAGCAATGGGAGAAGGTGGCATTAAAGGTTTAGAAGAATATGCTAGAATGCAAAAAGAAAAAAAACAAGATGCTAAAGATAAAATTGAATTAGACTTAAAAAAATATAATGCAAAAACTGAACGTACAAAAATGGAGTTTGACAAAGAAACTACAATAGCAAACATTAATGTAAGGTTATCAGAAATAAGTAATCAAAATGAACAATTTAGAATACAAAGTAAAATGAATAATGAACAATTTTATTTAAATTATGCTAAAGATAAAGAACAGTTTAATAAAGAATATAATTTAAAAATAGCTGGATTTGAATATGATAAGTTAAGTGACACTAGAAAACATTTTTTAAATGAAGAAATTGCAACAAATCAAGCAGAATTATGGAATTCTCAAGCTAAAGCATACGATAAACCAGAAGGTAAAGTTCATACAGTTGAAATTGGTGGAGAAAAAAGATTTGTTTGGTATGGATATGATCCAACAACAGAAGATTTTATTATGAAACCTATGGAAACAGTAGATGGAATACATTTAGGGCCTTCAGATGATGATGATCTTTTAAATTCATTTATTAAATATACTGCTGACAGTGTTATTAGTGGAACATATACTCAAGATGATATTAATGATGCTTGGGAAGTATTTAAAAGTCTTAACACAGACGTAGGAACATTAAATAAACCAAAAGACAAATAGGATTAACATATGGCTTCATTATTAGAGTCGTATAGAATTGATAATCCAGAATACGACAATTTTTCGGATTCTCAACTCTTGCGAGGACTATACAATCAGTTTTATAAAGATGATTTTGAAAACTATGATGAGTTTATTAAGAATTATGCAGTTGATCCAGAGTCTTTAGAGACAGAAAGATTTGGTAGAAGAACAGATTTAATTAATTATCCAGAAGATCAAACTACAACAATGGGTGAAGACTTAGTTGGTGGTTTAAAAAAAGGTATAGCTGGATTAAAATCTACTGGATATGGTATACTTGCTGGTACTCAAGGTTTAATAGGTGATGAAGAAGATCAAGAATATTACTTACAAAAAGCAAGAGAGGCAGAACTAGCCCAAGCACAAATAGTGCCGGGTTATCAAAGTTCTAAACAAGCATACGAAGCAGAAGGTATTGGTGGTTTAACTGGTCACTTATTACAAAACTTTGGATTATCTGCACCAGAAATGGCACAAGGTATTGCTGGTACTTATGCTGGTGGAAAAATTGGAGCCGCTGTAGGAACTACTTTAGGCCCAATTGGTACAGTTATTGGTGGAACTGCTGGTATGATTATTGGTGGTACTATTGCACTTGCTCCATCATTTTTTGGTAGAAACATTTTACGACAAGATCAATCTGTAAGAGCAGGTGAAAAAGTAGACATTAATGAATTTCAAGCATTAATGACTGCTCCAGCACAAGCAGCAGCAGATACAGTAATATATGCTTTACTTCCTAAATTTCTTAAAACAACTAATGCTGAAGCAGGTATTACTAAAAAAATATTAAAAGGTGGAGTTATTGGTGTACCTACAGAAGCTGGTACAGAAGTATTTCAACAATTTTTAGAAAGAGCACAAGCTGGTGGATTAGATTACGCAACTTCAGAAGATGCAATGAAAGAATATGCAGAAGCTGGATTTGTTGGTGGTGTTTTAGGTGGTGTTATTGGTGGTGTTACAGGCCCTCTTAATATTCAAAATAAAAAAACTTTAGAAGATATTGAAAGAACATCAAGAACAGAACAATCTGAACTTCCTGTAAATTTAGGTGAAGAAATTATTGAAGAGGTAGAAACAGATATTCCTACACCTACTGTTCCAGAAAGAACAGAAGAAACTATTTCTAAAGAAGAAATTAAAACAGTACAAGACGAAGCTAAAATAGATAGTGAAAAATCATTTGATTTTATAAGTGGAGAAACAGTAGATAAATTTCTTAATGAAAAAATACAAACTATTGTAGATACTCAAGGTGAAGCACAAGCAAAAGAATATTATAAAACTTTTCAAAAAGAATACTTTAAGAAAAGAGGATTACCTGCACCTACATTTGAACAAATAACAAGAAAAGTTAAACTTAAACCTAAAGGCCCTCAAATAGGTCAACCACGTTATGAAACAGACGAAGTTAAAACAGAACAATTTATAGATGGTAAAGGTTTTGTTGTTAGGGATAATAAAAGAGGTGGAGAAGACTCACTTGCTTTTAGAACTCAAGAAGAAGCACAAGCATACATTGATGGTAAAGGAAGTCCAGAATTAACTAAAGAAGATGTTCTTATACCTCCAAAACCAGCAGAAGGTTTTGCATGGGATTCAGATAAACAACAATGGGTTGATAAATGGGAAGGTCAAAGAGGCACAGAAGAACTAGCAGACTTAACAGAAGCTGAACTTAAAGCAGCTAAAGTTGTTAAGGATAAAAAGGGTAAAGAAACATTTACTGCTGGTGCAATTAATCTTACTGACTTAACACCTAAACAAAGAAGACTATTATTTGAAAATAGAAATAGAAAGAATTTTAGAAAAGATCCAGAAAAGTTTAACTTTACTGATTTAAAAGAATTAAAAGATGCTGGTGTTATTCCAAAAGATGCAAGATTTATTGCTAATCTTACACCTAAACAACGTAAACTTTTAAAAGATAGAAGAAAAACTAATAAAGATCAAATTTACACAACTAATAAAGAGTTAGGTGAACTTGGTGTTATTGGTGGAACTGAAATAAAAGCAGACGTAGAAACACAAGCAAAAGAAAATCAAGTTGAAGAAAATGAAGCATTTGATGTTGGCTTTGAACTAAAACCTGTATTAGAAAAAGAAACAGAAGTTATTGATGGTAGGCAGTATGTTCGTGATGAGCCTACTCAAAAGTTTGAAGTTATTAAAGTTCTTAAAGAAAAAGGAACTGACAGAGTTGTACAAGAAAAAGTAGATAGTATACATGAAGAAGAAAATGTAGCTTCTGCTCGTTTACGATATTTACAAAAACAAAATAATGTTGATGTAGATATATACGCTGGTGAGCCTGTTATTAATAGTAAAGAACTTGTTGAAAGAAGTCCAGAATTAGGATCAATGGCAATATTCT